CTTCCCATCCAATCACTACCGAGGTGCGCAAGATGTTGATTACGTACCTGAGAGTCGAGGTTTATTCCAACGCGCTTTAAACGCGACCGGATAAATTGTCCGACTCCCTTTTGACAGTAGATGTTCATCATGGGTTCAGCGGCAATTATCCTATGGACTTTTGCCGTCTTGGGAACGAATGTGACCTTGTTGTAGGTTACTACATCCAAACGCGCTTTAACAGCCTCCCGGCTGTCGACGACTCCAGGTATGGATAATGCGGAGCATAAATTATGCTCCTCCCATACCAGTTGACGCCACCGCTGATCCGCTAGGATCGCGGCAATAGCGTAAGGATAGCATCTAGGGGTGACCGTGTATCGCGGAGACTCAACCTTATAGTAAAAGGTTGTCCTCGTTGAATCCTCGGTTTCCAAAACACCCCCAGGGCCGTGGCCCATTCTAAGGTAGATATCGTCTAGATTCGGACGAAAACCTATCAGTTGAGCGATACGTTGGCGGGCACCATGCAATATGGTGTCAAAGCCAATCCGTTTTTTCGAGAGACGGAAGTATCGTTCCCTAAAGTAGCGAATTCGCTTATTAGTACGCCGACACTGCTCTTCAGCAGTTAGGAATACTTTACGCGCTGCTCCTTTAGGATCAACTCCTTCTAAAGTACCGAAAGGATACTTTTTAAGAAGGTTGAGAAGGACTGCCTCTTGGAAGTACTCATCTGCAGACCCATACAACTGTTTGGGCCGAGACGAGAGAGACAGGTATGAGAGAACGTCCCTTTCCCTGGTTATTGTTTGCAGGGAGGTAATAAGAGACGACTCTACGCCACTAGCACTTGCTAAACACTGCAGCAAATCCCAAGGGATTTGCGCAGTAACGGAAGCAGGGAATTTCTTCTCTGCTGCACTAACTAGCTCTCTATCGAGAGTTTGTCGGTGCGCCGACCGTCCGGCGCTGCTTTTGAATAGTGAACGCTTTCGCATCACGCAACCTTTCCTGAGCTTTACGCTCTTGAGAGGGCCTGACAAAGGCAAAATGCCTTATCAGGAGCACGATAGCTACCGAAATGGCAACCAACGCGAAAACACCAGCAACAGCTATCAATAGCAGCTTCCAAAAAACGGAAAAAGCTAAAGTAGCAACTGCTAATGCAATCGCGCTAGACG